AGCATATTTGAAATCTACCAGAATGGTGAAATGATAAACCAAGACGCTACAATTGCAGATTATCAAAAGATGTTAGAACAACAAATACTAAAGTTTAATTATAGAAGTTTTACACAAGTTGTTATATTAGGGTCTTCAACCTTCGTACCTTTTATGGAATTAAAGTCCTCTTATCGTAGAGAGGTCGTTGAGGACATATTAGATATTAAGATATTTTCTGTAATGCAAATGCTTGCCAAAGTCAGGATAAAAGAACAAGAAGAACAAATCAAAGATATATTAAGAGAACTTGATATCACAAATGCCAAGATAGAAACACAAAAAGAATATATTGGTAAGTTACAAGAACGATCTAATATTGAAGTACAAAGTGAGATAGAGAAAGTTACCAGTAATACAAATGCAATAGACAAATACAATACACACATTAGTGCCTTACAATCTGAAATATCTAAACTACGATCTGATATTAAAGACAAAGATAATCTATCTGACAAATCAAATAAGTTACGAAACTTTGAGGCACAGTTTGAAAGTAAATTAAAAGAATGTAACAAACACAAATCTTTCTATGAGAACCATGATAACTGTCCAACATGTAAACAAGTATTAAGTAATAAACAAGATATGATTAGAGACAACAATCAATCTATTATGAAATGGAATCAAGCATTAGAAGACGCGGATAAAGAAATAAGAAACATTAGTAAAAAATTAGAAAAGATACAAAGTATAGAGGCAGATATAAGAACAGTAGAAATAGATGTGGCCAAGTTTGAACAATCAAAATTAGAGTTACACAATATTAACACAAAATTAACACATAAGATAAATGAATTAAAACAACAATCAAGTGATAGTGGCGAAGCGAGAGGCAAACTATTAGAATTAGAAGAACAACAAAAAGGTATTGATGAAAAAAAATTAAGTAAGAGTGAAGAACTAGATTATTTGACCGCGGCAAAAACAATGTTAAATGATAGTGGTATTAAAACAAAAGTAATAAAACAATATCTACCAATAATGAACCAACTTATTAACAAGTATCTTGCAAGTATGGATTTCTTTGTAAACTTTAGATTAGATAATGAATTTAAAGAAACAATACGAAGTAGATTCCGTGACGAGTTTTCTTATGCCTCATTTAGTGAGGGTGAAAAGATGAGAATAAATCTGGCACTATTATTTACTTGGCGTGCCATTGCGAAGATGAAGAATAGTATATCTACCAATCTTTTATTACTAGATGAAATATTTGACAGTAGTTTAGATGGTACAGGCACAGATGACTTTTTGAAAATCCTAAATACTTTAGAGGGTGAGAATGTCTTTATCATATCACACAAAACAGATATGATAGCAGATAGATTTGCCAATGTAATGAAGTTTGAAAAAGTAGGGAATTTTACTAAAATTATTGAGTAGGCTTGACTTTTTTATTATTTTGTGATATAATATAGAATATGAAAATTTATATACCAACTGTTCATAGATACAACAACCAGATTACTTACAATCATTTACCAGAAGAATTACAAAGAAAAGTTACATTGGTTGTACAGGCACATGAACTAGGTAACTATAATCTACCAAACTTTCTAGGTTCTGTTATGGTATTACCAAATACAAAAGAATATCATTATTCAGAATATTATTGTTTACCAAAAACAAGAAAATTTATATATGATGAAGCAGGTGATAGTAAGTATGTGGTATTAGATGATGACTTAAACTTTCATAGACGAAACAGTAAATACTTTGGTGGCAAAGATAACATGGAAAAGTCCAGACGATTATGTACGCCAGATGATATATTAGAAATGTTTGAACTATATGAAAAATGGTTAGATGAAGATGAAGTATCATTCTGTGGTTGTAGTCATGTAGAAAATCCACCTGGTGGTAAACCATATGTCAATCATTCAAGTCTTGGCTCTGGTGTTTGGTTCAATGGTAAAGATTTCTATAAAGACTTACACAAATGGGATCTAACATCTATACGAGTGATGGAAGATACACACTTCTTTTTAACATTACTTACAAATGGTTATGGTAACAGAGTATCAAGTGAGTTTTGTTTTTCAAATACAAGTGTTACAAAAAAGAATATGGCAAGTACAGTATGGGACAATCAAACATTTGAACAAACACATAACGACCATAAAAAGATACAAGAAAGATTTCCAGAGTTTTTTAAAATCCTATATAATACAGACGGTACCAGAGTGCAAGGTGGTTTCAGAGATTATGGTAAAGTCAAAGTGTCTTGGTCAAAGGCATATAAGAAAGGTAATACAAATAGTTTAGAGGAGTTTATTTAATGGTAAAAGAAAGTGCAAGATATGATAACTTTATGGAAAAGACCCAAGTCAAAGATGACGAATACATCGCCACATTGGATAGACATGTTGAAGGTGATGATCTTATTGTGGGTACTGTTATTGATACTACCCAAAAAGAAATAAAACAAAAAGACGATACATACAAAACAATCTACATGGCATTTAGAAACCTAGATGACCTAGAAGACTTTTGTAAAAAGATTAATCAAATGATACCTGGTGATGTATCAGAAACATACTACCCACTTAAATCTACAAGTGCAGGTACAAGTTTTCTGGCAGATGATGATGAACCAGTTGTGATTGATAGAAGAAAACTAGAACCAAAGAAAGTCAAAAAATTTTTTGGTAAAGTAAAAGCAGACAAAACAAGAGATAGTGAAATACAAGACAACGCATGGCCTAAACATTGGAAAGGTATGCCAGAATATAAACAAGAAGACAACGCACCATATCGTAAGTTTCTATTACACTTTAGAACAAAAGAAGATTACAAAGAGTTTGGTGAAAAGATAGAACAAGAAGTTACAGAAAAAAGTAAATCTATCTGGCACCCCAAACTAGAGATTACTAAAAATTTATTATTACGATGGGTACAAGAAAAGAGAACTAACCCTAGACACCCTTGTTACATTGTAAGTAAAGGTCGTAGTGATACAATGATTACAAGTAGATCACTTGCCCGTATGCAGGTACCACATTATATTGTAGTAGAACCACAAGACATGCAAGACTACGATAAGGCGCTAGATAATTTTAAGATAAGAGAATATGTAACTCTACTAGAGGCACCATTCTCTAATCACGGTGATGGACCTGGTCGTGCAAGAAACTGGGCATGGGATCATTCTATATCTATTGGTGCAACAAGTCATTGGGTATTTGATGATAACATATCAGACTTTTATCGTTTACATAATAATCAAAGAATAAGATTTGAAAGTGGTGTTGGTTTTCAAGTGATGGAAGATTTTGTTGATAGATACGAAAACATTTATATTGCAGGTCCACAATATCGTTTCTTTATTGCACCAGATAGTAATTACCCACCATTTGTATCGAACACTAGAATATACAGTTGTTTATTAATTCGTAATGATACTAAACATAGATGGCGTGGTAGATATAATGAAGATACTGATATCTGTTTACGAGTAATGAAAGATGGTGATTGTTGCGTTCAATTCAATGCCTTTCTACAAGGTAAGGCTGCAACACAAACAGTTAAAGGTGGTAACACGGCAGAATTTTACCATGCAGAAAATACAGATAACAAAGAATTTAAAGAGACAGGTTACAATGTAGATGGCACAATCAATAAATCTCAAATGTTAGTAGATATGCACCCAGATGTGGCAAGTCTAGTATGGAAATATGGTAGATGGCACCACTTTGTTGATTACACGCCATTTAAGATAAACAAGTTGAAACTTAAACCAGATGTGGTATTGCCAGACGGAAACAACGAATATGGCATGAAATTGGTTACAGATTTTGACTGGAAAGCAGTACATTAGGCTGTGCGGAATGTCGCACCCTAGTCAAGTTATTGAAATATAACGATTTTAATTATAATTATTTTATTGACATTTTTGGTAAAATAGTGTAGGATATACCTATAATTAAAAATATTGAGGACTATGATAACGCAACAACAAAAATCAAACTTGGCAAAACTTCTTGCCACAGAAAATATTACCGTACAACATAGAAAAGTAGAAACGGCATATTTTGTGCCTAAAACTAGATTACTATGTTTACCTGTATGGGACGAAATGTCTAATGACTTATATGATATGTTAGTTGGACATGAAGTAGGGCACGCTTTGTATACGCCAATCGAAGATGTACAAAAAATCAAAGAGAAAAAAATACCACATTCTTATTACAATGTAGTTGAGGATATTCGTATTGATAAGAAAATGAAATCTAAATATCCTGGTTTGAAAAAATCTTATTTCAATGGTTACAATGAATTACTAGAAAGAGATTTCTTTAGACTATCTGAAAAAGATATTAACTCAATGAGATTTATAGATAGACTTAATGTTTATACAAAGTCTGGTTATACTTACAATGATATTGACTTTAACGATATCGAACAAGGTTTTATTAAGAGATCGCAAGACCTAGATACTTGGCAAGATGTTGAAAAGTTAGTACAAGATATTTTTGATTATTCGAAAGAAGAAGTATTTGATGAAGAACAATACCAAGAAGAACAGGTATTAGTTACAGGTTCTGAACTTTCTGAAAGATTAGGTGATGATTATGAGCAACAAGAGCAAACTGAGGAAACTACTGCCGAGAATGAAACTGATAATGATAGAGAAAGCGAAACCTCTAACGAAGACGCAGGGTACAACCCAGAAAATACAAACGAAGCAATCACAGACAAAGCGTTAGAAGAACAGAAAAAATCTTTGACGCCACAAGATAAAGAATATAGAGATAACATCTATGTAACTTTACCTAAAAGAACAAATGCGGTTGTGCCTAATAAAAGAATATTAGAATTGTTTAATAAAAGAAATAGTAATTACTATACCGCATATTATCAAAACTTCAAAAAATTCAAACAACAACAATTAAGAACTGTTAACTATATGGTTAAAGAGTTTGAAATGAAAAAATCTGCTGACGCATACCGTAGAACTAAAACAAGTAGAACTGGTATGCTAAACATGAATAAATTACATACTTACAAATACAACGAGGATATCTTTAAAAGAATAGAAATTACACCTGGTGCAAAAAATCATGGTATGATATTAGTTGTTGATTGGTCAGGGAGTATGGATACTGCTATGCATGATACCTTAGTACAAACAATGAACCTAGTTATGTTTTGTAAGGCAGTACAAATACCTTGTAAAGTTTATGCATTTACTGATATTGGTAAAAGACATTTTGATGAAAACAAAGAAGACGATTATCTTGGTTGGTTAGGTAATGGTAGATATAAACATACTCCATACATCTATGATAAAGAAGATCAACTTATCATGGAAAATGTTACTATGATGGAATTAGTAGATACAACGCAAAAAACTCCTATCTACAATCAATCAATGACTTATCTATATCAAACTACAAAATACTTTCATGGTAGAAGAAATAGATACGGTATGAACAATACACCTACTGATGACTATATTGAAGAAGATAGTTATTTTACTTTACCAAATCCTATGAGACTTGGTGGCACTCCATTAGATAGTGCAATCTTACATACTATTGATATTGTAAACAACTTTCAGAAAAAATATAGAGTACAAAAAATGACTACTATATTTCTAACTGACGGTGTTGGGCATGCTAGTGGTAATGTTACTAAGGTTGCAAATACTGAATATGAAAAAGATGAAGACATGAATAACTTTATGGCAGACCACCCAAATGGTAATATTGTAATACAAGACAAACAATACCAGTTTGGTTACAATAATAATATTAGAGGTTACCAATTTATGCGTTGCCACAAACCTATGTTCAATTATTTCAAACATAAGACTGGTAGTCAACTAATTGGTTTCTTTGTTACTAGTGGTAGAAATCTATCATACAACGAACTATCAAACTTTTCTAAAGACCCATATCAAAACTCTTATGAGGAAACTATGAAGGCTAGAAAAGAATTGAAAGAACATGGTGTTATAACAAAGAAGAATATTGGTTATGATGAACTCTATATCTTACCTAAGTCTAAATTACAGGTAAAAGATGAAGAGGCAGATATTACAACTGATATGAGTGCCGCTAAAATGAAGCAACAATTTCTTAAAAACTTTAAAACAAAGCGTGTTTCTAGGGTTTTACTCAACAAATTTATTGACAAGGTTGCGTAAGTCATTGAAATATAATGCTTTTAATTTTAAGAAAATGGTTGACAAATCACCAAAAGTATGATAGGATATAACAATAATTAAAAAGTGAGGACTTTATTATGACTAAATTGAATGAAACTAAAATTGAATTTATCGAACTTGCTCATAAAGAGTTTGGTTCTTTAGATATCACAACCCAACAAATCAAAGACCTTGAAAGAAATTTCAAAGTTGACGGTTCTTGGGTATCACATTGGAGATACAAAGACCAAGTGGCTAGAAAAGGTCGTGGTGTTTATACTTTACCAAATATTATAAACCCATCTAAAAATGTTAAACAAAAAGTTGAACCTGTTTCTCAACCTGTAACTAAAGGTAGAATATCTACTGCGGTTGCAATACAAGAAAATCTTGTACCTAATAAAGAAGAAACATTTGTTCCTTTTGGTAACTTTAGAGATATTAAGAATATCATTAAATCTAAAATTTTCTATCCAACTTTCATTACTGGTCTTTCTGGTAACGGTAAAACTTTAGGTGTTATCCAAAGTTGTGCTGAACTTAAAAGAGAATTAATTAGAGTTAACATAACAATCGAAACTGATGAAGACGATTTACTTGGTGGGTTTAGATTGCAAGACGGTCAAACTGTTTGGCATGATGGTCCAGTAGTTGACGCTATGAAGCGTGGTGCTGTTCTATTATTAGACGAAATAGATTTGGCGTCTAATAAGATTATGTGTTTACAACCAATACTAGAAGGTAACGGTGTCTTTTTAAAGAAGACTGGTACCTTTGTAGAACCTAAAGATGGGTTCAATGTCGTTGCCACTGCTAATACTAAAGGTAAAGGTTCTGATGACGGTAGATTTATTGGTACTAACATAATGAACGAGGCTTTCCTAGAAAGATTTCCTGTTACATTCGAACAAGAATATCCAAATGCAAAAACTGAAACAAAGATTTTAGATAATGTAATGGATCATTACGGTAAAAAAGATACTGACTTTACTGCCAATCTTGTTAAGTGGGCAGAGGTTATTCGTAAAACTTTCTTTGACGGTGGTGTTGATGAGATTATTGCAACCAGAAGATTGGTTCATATCATTAATGCCTATGCAATCTTTAACAACAAGTTAAAGGCTGTTGAAGTTTGTATCAATCGTTTTGATGATGATACTAAAAAGAGTTTCCTTGATTTGTACACTAAAGTTGACGCTGGTGTGTCGATTGAAGAATTAAATCAAGGATCTTCCAATGATGGTGAGGAGTTGGTTGATGACCAATAAATCCATTTTTCATAATGTAGACCTCAATGAGTACGGGCAACCCACTGGGAAGTACCCGTACTCAAACTTAAAAGGTGGTAAGAATGTTTAAATTAATTCTAGGTATAATTATAGGTTATGCCGCAGTAATGATATGGGGACCTGATGTTGCTTATATCATATACAATGGAGTAATAGAAATTATTAGAGAGGTGGTGAATAGTCAATGACACTAGAGGTTAAAGTTAGAAATAACAATATTGAAAAAGCAATTAGGCAACTAAAGAAAAAAGTTATGAAAGAAGGTATCTTAAAAGAGGTGAAGATGCGCCAGTACTATGAGAAACCTACTTTAAAAAGACAACGCAAGGCCAAAGAGGGTCTAAAGCGTATTAACAAATTAAAGAGACAGCAAGAGCGGTTTCTTTAATACAACCTTATATAAGGAGTATATTATGGCTAGAAAAAGAATAGCAAACTCAACTAAATTTCTAAATGCAATGCTAAGAGGCAATAGTATTTCTTGGACAGATGCACAAAAGAAATTCAACTTAAAATCACCAAGAAGTGTGGTGAATAAGTTAAGAGAAGATGGACATTGTGTGTACATCAACAAATCAAAAAAGGGTACCAGTTACAGAATTGGCAACCCATCTAAGGCACTAATTGCCGCAGGTTTTGCTGCCCTAGATAACATGAACAATGCCGTTGGAGCATAAATAGTAACACAGGCAATTCGTAAGACCTGTTGTTAGTTGCCTCTCGTAAAGTGCAACATTATAAGTCTTTTTAGGGTTTAGACTTGAAAAAAACAAAACCCTACTTATATAAATAATAGTGTATATGCCATGATGGGTATACATTTTAAACTTGCTAAACAGGAGTAATACTATGAATAGCACAAGAAATTTATCAATATGGGGTGATTTAAGACCTTACTCAATAGGGTTTGATAATCTCTTCCATCACTTTGACTTACATTTAGATAGTAAGCAAACAACTTTTCCACCATATAATATCGTTAAAGGTAAAGACGAACTAAACTGGACTATTGAACTGGCACTTGCCGGGTACAATAAAAAAGATATAGATGTCCATTATGCTGATAACTCATTGACTATAAAATCTATCCACAAAGATGAAGATGATACTGAAACAATACATAGAGGTATTGCAAAAAGACATTTCACTAGATCGTTTACTGTGGCAGATGATGTTGAAGTGAAAGGTGCAGAAATGGTTGACGGCATGTTGAAAATTGCTTTAGAGAAAATCGTACCAGAAGGTAAGAAACCTAGAACAATTGATATTGCATAAATTTTTTGGGCGGGGTGTAAACCCCGCTTGACTTTTAAACTAAATTATGATAGAATGTGATTATGTATAAATTTAAAGAAAATATTATTTTAGATGATGTGAAAAGGTATATTGATAAAACCTATCGTTCACATTACTCAACTACACAAAAACAAGCAACTGAAATCATCATTGACCAAGGTCATGGTGAAGGTTTTTGTATGGGCAATATTTTAAAGTATGCCCAACGATATGGCAAAAAAGATGGCAAGAATAAGAATGATCTTATGAAAGTTATTCACTATGCTATAATACAATTATCGCAAGACCACTATAGTAATGATAAGTCTTTATTTGAAACACTAAACGAAGATTTACTACAACACGATATTGGTAAATGGAACGATAATGCACCACTTCGAAACCCAATGGCAGAGAAGTTAAACAACCCTAATGACTAGGAGATTATATAATGAAAATAAGTGATAATACCAAAGAGATACTTAAAAACTTTAGTGAGATCAATCCTAACTTGATGATCACACCAGGTAAAACTATTAAGACTATCTCTACAATGAAAAACATATTGGCAACAGCAGAGGTCGAAGAAGACTTTCCGCAAGATATTGCCATATACGACCTATCTGAATTTTTAGGCATGATGTCTTTATTCAGTAAACCAACATTTACTTTTGATGAAAAGTTTATGACAATCAATGAAGAAGGTACTTCTACAAAGTCTAAATATTTCTTCGCTGACGCTTCTATCTTAACTACCCCACAAAAAGATGTAAAAATGCCTGACACAGAGGTAGAGTTTACACTTACTGAGGCAGACCTAATTAAAGTTAAAAAGGCAGCCGCGATGTTACAATTACCAGACATATCTGTTAAATCAAATGATGGTGATATAATGATGTCCGCGATAGATAAGAAGAACGAAACAGCGAACACTTACGGTGTAAAAGTTGGCGTTTGTGATACAAACAAATCGTTTGACTTTCATTTTAAAACTGAACATCTTAAAATGTTACCTGGTGATTATACTGTTCATATATCATCTAAACTTATTTCTAATTTCAAACATAAGAACAAAGCCCTACAATATTGGGTTGCGTTAGAAAATACAAGTAAGTATGAGGGATAATTATGGACAACACATTATGGGTAGAAGCGTATAGACCTTCTACGATTGACGAGTGTATATTACCCGTTGAGATTAAAAAGACTTTTAAGTCTATACTCAATCAAGGTGATATACCAAATTTATTATTATCTGGTACTGCTGGTACAGGTAAAACTACTGTCGCTAAGGCACTATGTAATGAACTTGATTGTGATGTTATGGTCATCAATGGTTCTGACGAAGGTCGTTCAATTGATGTTGTAAGAAATCAAATCAAAAATTTTGCCAGTACTGTATCACTAAACGAAAGTGATAAACCAAAAGTTGTTATTGTTGACGAGGCAGATTATATGAATGCTGAGTCCGTGCAACCTGCGTTAAGAAACTTTATCGAAACATTTAGTAATAATTGTAGATTTATATTTACATGTAATTACAAGAATAAAATTATACCTGCTATTCATTCTAGGTGTACTGTTATAAATTTTGTAATACAGAATAAAGATAAAGAACAACTAGCAGGTTTATTTCATAAAAGATTATGTACAATACTTGAACAAGAGAACATAGACTTTGACGCCAAGGTTGTTGCAGAATTAATCATCAAATATTATCCTGACTTTAGAAGAACAATAAACGAGTTACAAAGATATTCTGTATCTGGTAAAATAGATACTGGCATACTTGTAACAATATCTGAAGCAAACCTACAATCATTATCTAAGGCACTAAAGAATAGACACTTTGGTGATATGAGAAAGTGGGTCGTAGATAATATTGACCAAGATCCTGCAGGACTATTTAAAGATTTATATTCAAACTTTTATAATACTATGAAACCAGAAAGTATACCACCTATGGTTATACTATTGGCAGAATATCAATATAAAAATGCGTTTGTGGCTGACCCAGAGTTAAATATGGTGGCATGTTTAACAGAAATAATGGGTGAGTGTAAATTCAAATGAGTGAGTATAAATTAACAAACTACCTCACCGCAATCAACTGGTCGAAAGAAAAACTACTAGATAGTGATGATAAAGATTGGGAAAAGAAATATCCACCATTCATTATCAACAAAGGTTTATCTTACTTTCCTGATACGGTGATGTATGCTAACGAAATGAATAGGTTACATCATGCCTCAAAACACATGCAATTTTCGTTTCTACTAAATACTATAAGAAATAAGAAACGATTTAGTAAGTGGTTAACAAAGAGTAAGATCAAAGATATTGATGTTATAAAACAATACTATGGTTACTCAAATAAGAAAGCAAGTGAGGCTCTCAACATTCTTACCAAATCACAGATTGATTATATAAAAGAGAGATTATATAAAGGTGGGAAAAAATGAGTGAAGTTATAGAATGGAAACCAGATCAAATGCTCGAGGTGAAAATCAAAGAGCCAGACGATTTCCTAAAAATTAGAGAGACACTAACACGAATAGGTGTTGCAAGTAGAAAAGAACGGAAGATATATCAATCTTGTCATATACTACATAAACAAGGTAGATATTTTATTGTTCACTTCAAAGAGTTATTTGCCTTAGATGGCAAGACAGCAAATATTTTTGCCAATGATATTGAAAGAAGAAATACTATTGGTAAATTATTAAGTGATTGGGGACTTATAGAACTTGTTGGTGAAGTTACCACAACAGCGCCTCTATCACAAATTAAGGTACTACCATTCAAAGAAAAACATGAATGGATATTAGAACCAAAATATAACATTGGTAAAAAACCAAGTGAGGAGAAAAATGAGAACGGAAATAATACAAGCGCTTAGATCCCACGCACAGGGACATATTGATAAACATAAAGCAAATGTGGAAGTCTACATGAGACAAGTTGTAGGCATAGGTGAACATAGCGATATCATTGAAACTTTAGAAAAAGAACTTAATCAGATTGCTATGTACGAAGATCAACTTGAGGCATTAGACAAACATTTTCCACTTGACAAATAAGTCAAAACCTGATATAATTACATAATGGATTTTTATACGAATGTTACGCCACATGGCGATTTTCTACACATACGAGGTTTTCAAAACGGTGAAAGATTTTCTGAAAGAATAAAATACCAACCTCGTTTATATTTTCCATTCAAAGGTCAATGTACCCATAACTCTTTAGATGGCAAAGGTCTTATGCCTAAATCTTATAATACAATAAGAGAGGCAAGAAGTGCCATCAAAAGATATGAAGAACATAAAAACTTTGTTTATGGCACAGATAGATTTCAATATCAATTTATTTCAGACAAATATCCTGGCATAGTAGAATACGATAAAGACAAACTTCGTATTTACACTATTGATATTGAGGTTGAAAGTGAACATGGTTTTCCTAATGTAGAAGACCATGCAGAAAAAATGATTTGTATAACAATCAAAGACCAAGTTAAAAAACAAATATTGGTTTGGGGTTTAGCAGATTATAAACCTAAACAAGATAATGTGCATTATATAAAATGTATTGATGAAAAAGATTTACTTATCAAGTTTATTAAATTCTGGAAAGAATATACACCTGACATCATTACAGGTTGGAATAGTAAATACTTTGACATACCATATCTTGTAAGACGAATTGATAAGATACTTGGTGAAACTGTAAAGAATAAAATGTCGCCTTGGGGTCAAGTCATGGAAGATAGTACCTACTATATGGGTAAGACACAAACTTATTTTAGATTACATGGTATTGCACAATTAGATTACCTACAACTTTATCAAAAATTTACAATCAAAAACCAAGAGAGTTATAAACTAGACCATATTGGTTTTGTAGAACTTGGTGAAACAAAAGACGATAACCCATATGATACTTTCAAAGAATGGTATCAACAAGACATACAATCATTCATAGATTATAATATACAAGATGTTGAATTAGTTGATAGACTAGAAGATAGATTACAACTGATAGAACTTGCAATCACTATGGCATACAATGCCAAAGTAAATTATGAAGATGTATTCTCACAGGTTCGTATGTGGGACACTATTATTTACAACGAACTATTAAAAACAAATACGATTGTACCAATGCGTGATATGAATCCACAATCGAAAGAACTTGTTGGTGCATATGTAAAAGAACCTATTACTGGTTTCCATGATTGGGTAGTATCGTTTGATTTAAACTCACTATATCCACATTTGATTATGCAGTATAATATTTCACCAGAGACAATATTATCTGATCGTAAAGATGTATTGATAGATGAACTACTAGACAAAAAGATTGATATGTCTGATGGTAATTGTATGGCTGCAAATGGCACAATGTACAAAACAAATAAACTTGGTATGTTACCTAGAATTATTAAAAGAGAATATGACGACCGTGTTATCTACAAAAAGAAAATGTTAGAGGCAGAACAAATGTATGCCAACACAAAAGATAAGAAGTATGAAAAACTGGCAAGAAAATTTTATCTAATACAACATTCTAAAAAGATTTCTTTAAATAGTGCCTATGGTGCGATTGGTAACAAATATTTTAGATACTATGACCACAGACAGGCAGAAGCAATCACTACATCTGGTCAATTGAATATCAGATGGATAGATAAAAAAGTCAACGAGTATTTTAACAAGTTATATAAAACAGACAATAAAGATTATGTTATTGCCTCTGATACAGATAGTATCTATGTTAATATGGCACCACTTGTAAAGTTAACTGGTGCAACTGATAAAACAAAAATCGTAAAAGCATTAGATCAATTCTGTACAGAAAAGTTTGAACCATATATCGAAAAGTGTTATAACGAACTTGGTAGTTACATGAATGTTTATGAAAACAAAATGGTAATGAAAAGAGAAGTTATCGCTGACAAAGGTATCTGGACGGCAAAGAAAAGATATATTCTTAATGTTCATAATTCTGAGGGTGTACAATACCCAGAACCTAAATTAAAAATCATGGGTATCGAGGCAGTAAAAACTTCTACCCCTTTACCTTGTAGAGATAAACTTAAAGAGGCATTCAAAGTTATCATGGGTGGTGATCAACAAGAAATGAAACAATTTATTATTGACTTTAGGCGTGAGTTTGAATTGTTACCACCTGAACAGATTGCTTTTCCTCGTAGTATAAATGGTGTGAAGAAATATGGTGATAGAACATCTATATACAAGAAAGGTACACCAATGCATGTTAAAGGTGCATTGATGTATAATCACCTACTTAAAATTAAAAAGATTGGTCATAAGTTTCAATCTATCTATGAGGGCGACAAAGGTAAATATATTCACCTAAGAAAAAATCTATGGAATGCAAACTGTATTACTTTTATATCTAAATTACCTAAAGATCC